CATCTTGTTAAAGGTAATATCTCTCTCATGTGCCTGAAGAGCAACCCCCATAAAATCTTCATCTGAAAGTTCTATATCAACTGCTGTGTGAGGTGTTTCATCTTTACCAATTTCAACAGAGCTGACCGAGTTTCTTTTATCCCGTGTAAGTCTATCATTTATTCTATCATCTTCATCTTGAGAATAATTTGTCATAACTTCTCTCTCTCCTTTCGTAATAGTAGTTCTGCATAAGTTTCCATCATAATGTTTCTAAAGTCAATGATTCATTATACAACGAAATTAGTAAATTGTCAAGTTCTTTTTTATTATCTATATTTAAAGAATTGACATATTTGGAAAGTATGGTAGGTGTATCTTCTGCTTCATCTATCATATCATCTTCAATATTCAAATCTTGGTCAAAGTTCTCTGCGACTGAAATGTCAGCCACGTCAGCAGCATAAAGTTTATCCATCAAAGTATCAAACCAAAATGGATTCTTTTTATTCACTATTACTATTTTTACATAGCATCCTTTATACACCGAATATTCATCATTTTGAATAGATTCCAGAGTCGTGTTTTCTTCATCATCATCATAATAAATCTTATGAAACATCTCAAAAGGATTCAGAATAAAATCTACTTCTCTGGTTTCTGTGTCAAATATATGGAATCCTTTTACATCTTTATAATCAGACCACGTTATTTGATATTGATTACCGAGATAATAGATATTACCATTATCGGATTTGTGATGAAAGTGGCCACTAAAGGCCATGTCAAACTTTTTGAACATACTTGCATCAACACCACTCTGACTATACTGGCCTGCGTGCATTTCAAAACCTTTAACTTCCAAGTGTCCGAACAATACTTGAGCATTTGTCTCTTCCATAGCTTTGATGGATTGCTCTCTGTTTTCATCACATATCCAAGGTTGCAAGAAGAACTTTGTTCCATCCAATTCAATCTCTGTGGATTTTTCGTAAACTGTAAAGTTTTCATTGTCGCCTAAGCGAAGGCCCTCTAGTGCGTTTACTTGATTAGTATTGCGAAAGTAGCAATCGTGATTTCCGGCAATTATGTGAACCTTTATATCTCTATCATAACAAACATCAAAGAATATCTCCCTCATTTGAAAAACAGTCTTCCAGTTAATAAACTTACGCCTGTCAACAACATCCCCCATATGGATAATTGTATCTATACCTCTTTCTTGTAGAGTGGGAAAAAATACCTCTTCATAGAACTTTTTAAAATAATCCATGAAAGCTTGGCTGTCATTTCTAGCCCCCCAGTGCGAATCTGAAATTACTGCTACTTTCATGTAGTTTTCCTAAAATATGATGTTGGATTTATACCTTTTGTATAATATTTGTTGTAAAGATGTTTTGATACTCCTGTTTCTTTCAATAGTTCATCCCATCCGCGATAATACCTACCACAATACTCATGTGTCTTTTTAGAACCTTCACTCATTTTCTTTTTAGTTTCTTCTGACTTTTTAAAGTTTTGAATTCTATTATCATAAAGACCATCTTTCCAAGCTTGTTTGAGTTGTTCAGACTTTACTTGTCTATTTCTTTCACTCAATCTTTTTCTCTTTTCCATTCCAGCTGGACTATCCCAATATTCTTTGGTTTTAATCTTCATTGCAACTGAGTGTTCTGGTCTTTTTCTTCCTGTATTTGCTCTTGTTGCAAGTTCCCAATTGGAAGCACTATCTGGATAATTAGAAGAACCCTTTACTATGCACCGCGGGTCATCTTCTGGTGAAAGTTTATATTCTTTCCATGACATATTCTTAAACCACTCACGCAGTTCAGTTGTAAAAGCAGTATCTTGAAATTTGGGAGTATAAGTATTAGTAGACATAAGCGGACTCCTTTAAAGTTCGTTATTGTTTAGGTGTGGGTCAGTTTCCGCTGACCTTCACTGCTATTTATATTATGTGTCATGTCTGTTGCTCTGTATGGGAATATTTTGACAATCAATTATAGACTGTTGTTCTTGTTGGTGTCTATGTTCTTTTAGCGACTTACACCTATCAGTCAATTCATCCAAATCTGGATTGGTCAAATATAACAAAAATGTATTGATTGCTTTTATCAAATTCTGGCGGGAGTACGTCACTTCTTTCTTATTGATGTATATCTGAATATTGATATTTTCGTCATTCACCTTCATGCTACCATAAAATATTCAAGGTTAGTAGTTTTAACTGGTTTTTTAGCTACACTCTTCGCAGCCTTTGCATCCTCAAAGTTTTTGATGAAATTATACATATTTGCTTTTTGGTCAGTATTCATTGTCTCTTGATTATATCCTTTATCACTGTCATTTGCAGACACTTCTACATTTTCCAATAAAGACGGAGAGCTTTGCATAGTTTTATATTTTATGTAAAGTTGTTTTTTCTCTTTTTGTATCCGTCTAATAAAAGCATAATAGATAATTTGAGTAAAATATGCAAATGGATTGGATGATTTTTCTGGATTAAAGTTCTTTATGTACTGAATACAATTTTCAATACCATCTGAAATCATATCATCCTTAAAAGCATAATTTATAAAATTAGGTCTAAAAGAAAGTCGTTGTGCTATCTTCATGAAACATTCACCAATATATTCTGAAATCATAGGTGGAAGTTCATCTTTGGCTTTAGCTTCATCAAATCCAGCCTTGTATATTATCATTTCTTTCAAAAACTTTTCATTATCTACATAATGTATTGGTTTTACTTTTGCTCTTTTTGCCAAGTTACCCTCCTTAAAAGTTGTTATTTCATATATTATACCACAATAACTGGCTCTTGTCAACCACTTGACAAAGCTCTTGACAGGTGGTATAATACTGGTGTAGGGGTTAAATGAATCATTTCTTATTAAGTCTTTAGCTGTACGAAATATTCCGCTATATCAAACTTCTCTTCTTTATATATTTTCTTTCGTTCTTCAAAATGGTCTAATGTGTAATTGAAACTACTGCCATAAGACAAATCATCAGCAATATCGTACAATGTCGCTATATCTTTATTTTCGGATTTTCGGAGAGCACGTCCTATTGATTGCAAGTTTCTTATACGAGACTTAGAAGGACTAGCGAAGACAATGTTATGCAAGTTCCTAATGTTGATGCCAACACTAAATACGCCATAACTAGCAACGATAATGGAATCTCGTTCCGATTCAACGATATGTCTAATCTGTTCTCTTGTATCTGCATCTGTTCCTCCATGAACGAAAAATACGGTTCTATCCTTTGATTCTTCCTTTATCATATCGTAAAGCAACTTTCCATGTTTTTCAACGAAACGAAATAAAAGAAGTGTGTTAGTTTTTAGGTCTAGAACTAAGTTTTTAATAAAAGTATTTCTTGCTTCAGAATTTACCAAATAGTCTAATTCTTCTTGATAACTTATATTCCTAAGATCATGACAGATAGAATCTGGATGTCTTATTAAAATTGATTTGATAGTAAATGGTGATAGATAATTACTATCTATAAGCTTCTTTGTTGAGGTGACCTTGTAGACCTTCCCAAACAGCCCTTCTAGCACCAATTTATGTGTTAGTGTTCCATCTAATGTTCCAGTTGTTCCTATACGATATTTTGCATTAATACATTTGGTCATTATAGATGTGAGAGATTTTGACTTAAAACCATGAGCTTCATCTCCAATCACAAGTTCATATTGTTCAAAGTATTTTTGTTGCATCTTATAAATTGATTGCCATGTTGATATTATGATAGGCAATTCAGAACCTTTATCTCTTCCAGCAAAAACCGTATGACAGTTATTCGCTACATCAAATCCATATTCTCTAAAATCGTTATACATTTGAGAAACAAGAGAGGTAGTAGGCACCAAGATAAGAGTTTTCAAATTCAAATATCTTAGTATTATATAGATAATCAAAGATTTGCCGGAAGCAGTTGGTGAAAGTAAAAGTGTTTTGTGGTGGGACAGCGCATGGTTGGCCGCAATCATTTGATAATCTCTAGGGATTACTGGTAGCTTTAAAGAATCTATAAAATCTTTCTTAATCTTTATTTTTTCATTATTAAAATCTGAATCAAACTTAACTTTGTAGTCTCTGGTATAGAGAAATTTACAAAGATGTTCAAACAATCCTCCATAAAGAAGACGATTACGAACATTAAACAGTCTTATCTTGCCGTCCCACATTCTATTACGATATGATGGCATAAATGTGTAGCCAGGAACCATGAAAGTAAAATGGTCACAAATCTCTTGAGCAGTTGAAGCTTCAGAATCTATCTGAATATAGACTTCATTTTTTTTAGATATGTTAATTATTTCCATTTGTAAATTTCAACCAATCCAAAGCATTCTTAATTTGGAATCCCCGATTGTTTATCATTCTAATAACAGAGTCCAGATAGCCTACCTTTTCTTGTAAAACTACTAGGTGTTGTTTGAGTTTGATTATATCATCATCTGATTCAATATAGTTAGATATTTCGTTCTTGAGAAGTCTTCCCAAATATTGCTCCCAGCCACGCCGTTCAAGTTCTTCTTGAGACATTTTACCAGAATAATACTCAGTCTTAGCCCGAACCATTTTAGATAGTTCAAACTCAAAACCTTTCAGTCTGATTCGTTCATCAGTAAAAATTTTAAGATATTTGTCGTGAATTCGGGGGATACTAATAGATTCAGTGCCCAGTTCTGTATAATTAATTTCACTATCTTTATGCCAAAGTTCTTGAATATCTTCAAGTTTCAAATCACCTCCTTAAATAATAATTAAACTGGTTCTTTCACATTAGTTGTTGAGTAGGTTTTTAACTGTATAAACATCATAACGAAAAGAAACATCTGCAGTAACATAATCTATATCTGTTCCACCACTATCAAATGCAACTGAAGAAAGACTTGTGGGGAAACATTCTCTAAACACAAAATTTATCTGTGGATTCATATTACTGGTCAATACAGTTAAAGTTGCATCAGTAGTCAACTCTGAGGCTTCCGATAATTTTTTATATTTTGCTTGACCCTCTGGTGTTGGAAATCCAAGCCCGATAATCCAATCATAAATTGATAGCCAATTTTTCATATTTTCATCTACTATAAATTTTATTGACAATTCTTCAAAGGTAACCTCATCTCCAGCAATGTCTATGGATTTTAATGGTGTAGGAACATTAATAGAACTTATAGAAATTCCAGGCAGAGTAGCAGACTGACAAAAATAGTTTACTTCTGGAAAATTATTAAGTTGAAATTTAAACCCAATGGGGCTCAAAAAACTAGTGTTGATTGGTTGATTTTGTAATGCAGACATATTTGGAGTATCCTTTCTGTAGTATTTAGTAAGGACAAAAAAAGGGTGACTACAATTAAGTAATCACCCTTCAAGGTCTTTAGGGGTAGCGAGACTCCTAAAGTATTAACTTACATCAGATTGTCAACTCTGACCATTCTGTAGTAATAGTTACCATTGGCATCAATTGTTCCGTCGCCGTCAGAGTGTCCAAATGGATTGGATACGATTCCGTAACGTGTTTTGAAACCAATTTTTGGTTGAAAGGAACTTTCGCCAACCGCACGAACCATTTGCAATGGAACGTAAGGACAGTAGAAAATACCTGCATCATAAGCAGATGAACCTTTGTAACCTACACAGAAGAAGTTAGTTGCTGATGCACTAAAATATGGATCAACATAAACTTTGTAACGTCCGTTGAGTGTTCCAACGAATGTGTTACCTGTGTCATCAATTCCAGATCCGTCTAACATTCCGCCCATAGCTAGAGCAGAAGCAACGTCTGAGGATGTGATGATGATGTTACCTTTACCGCGACGTGTTGACTTTGCGATTGCATTTGCATCACGTTCTACTTGGAACATCAGGCCTTTGAATTTCTCAACAGACCAACGTCCGTTTGAGTCAACATCAAGGTCAAACACACCAGCTGTTGATGTATTGTGTTGTGCTCCGTGCTCTGCGCCAAAATAAATGGTACGGATAACTTCGCGGTTAATCTCTGCCAAAATCTCTTGTGAGAGAATGTTAGCAAGTTCTGTTTCAGCATCCAAACCGTGAACGGCTTTAAGATCCTGTGCCAATTCCATTGAGTACTCACCTTTGAGTGCTCGTGTCTTAGCTGTAACAGTTACACGGTCAATTGAGAATGACATTTGCTGGAAATCTTCAGCAGCT